ACTCTCTTTTTTTTCGCTCGAATTTTAGGCCGTTTTTGGTTGAAAGTTTTTTATTTGTTGTTATGCAGGATCCAAACAATGTTAAACAATATCGATCTATTGTTGTTTTATGTAAAGTTGTACCCCAACAGTACTAAAGCAGTATAATTAAAATACAAAAAATAAATGGTAAGGTTATATCAATGAGTAAACGAGGTAGAATACCCAAGCAAGCAGAATTAAAGACGGGACATAGAAAAAATAATATCCAAGTGTTACACGGAGGAGCAGAATTTACAAAACCTAAAGCTAAAGCACAATGGTTAACTAATACCCGGCGTTATTGGACTAACTATTGGAATAGTGAGCTAGCTAGTACCGCCCAACAAGTTGACTTACCGGCTTTTTATAGATTATTTCAATACTACGACCAAGTAGAGAGAGCTAATAGAATTATTTTAAAAAATGGTAATAAAGGTTTACTATCCGTTGGATCGCAGGGGCAACCTAAGATAAACCCGTTAATAGATCTAACTACAAAACTTGAAACGAGCATATTAAAGCTAGAGCAAGAGCTAGGATTAACTCCACTTAGCCGCCAACGCCTCGGTATAGCTTTTGGAGAAAACGCTATGGGGATTAAACAATTACAAGACTTTTTAAAAGATGACGAGATAGAGGGATTAGATCCTAGATTATTACTTGAAAGTTTAGAAGAAGAATAAATGGTTAGTAACGAAAGTGGCTTAGATCTTATAAAGTGTAAAAATTGCGATGAATATATTTACCCTATAAGCCCTAAAGTTACCTTATGTTTTTGGTGTAATTATGCAAACACAGAAGAAGAATAAAACTCTACCTCCAACTAAAGGAGCTAGAGTAGTTAAATTTATAGAAAAATTTTGCGTACACGGAGAGGGAGATTACTTCGGCGAGCCTTTTAAATTAGACGATTGGCAAAAAGCAATAATCTACGAATTATACGAACAGAATACCGACGGATCTAGAAGATATAGAGAGGCTCTAATTGGCCTCTCGAAAGGAAACGGCAAGACCGCCCTAGCCGCTTGTATCGGTTTATACGAGCTGCTCGGTAGTGGCGTTACTTCGCCCTTAGTAGCAGTTGCGGCCGCAAGTTATGAGCAAGCTAACTTAGTATTTGGAACTATGAAAACTATGTGCGATGAAAGTAAATTTTTAAGTGAAATGGTAGATACTTTTGAAAATGAAATACAAGTAAAGAACGCTCCGGGACGTGCTTATAGAGTAGCAGCTAAAGCAGGTACGGCGGACGGTGGTAGAAATAGTTGCCTTATTGCCGATGAGATCCACGAGTGGGCAAACATAAACCAAGAGAGAGTACATTATGTTTTATCAAATAACACCGCTAAGCGTAAAGACGGATTAGTACTAAACATTACTACCGCCGGTTACAACTTAGATAGCTTAGCCGGGAGATTATATCAACGAGGTTTAAAAAAGGAAACAGGAGAGAGCGAAGATCCGGAGTTTTATTTTAAATGGATCGGCGCAAAAGAGGGAGAAGATTACGAAGATAAAGAAGTATGGAGAAGAGTTAACCCGGCTATAGATAATAATTGGTGGCCTTTAGAAAACCTTAATAGAAGATTTAAGAGCTTGCCTTTAAATGAATTTCAACGATACCACCTAAACCAATGGACTAGAACAGAGGAAGAGAGTTGGCTACCGCCTAGCGCTTGGGATAATTGCTTAGGAGAAGTAATATTCGATCCAAACATAGATACTTTTGTAGGTGTTGATATGGCTTTACACCACGATAGCGTAGCAATAGTACACGGCCAAAAGAATAAACAAGATAAGATCATACTAGACGCTAAGATATGGCACCCGGACGATTACGACGTTATAGATATTCAAGAAGTAGAGGCGTATATCTTAGAGTTATGTAAACAATATAAAGTAAAAGAAGTAGCATACGATCCGGCTTTTTTTGAACGTAGCGCACAAGTGTTATTAGATAATGGCGTACCTATGGTTAACTTTCCGCAAAGTCACTCTCGTATGATACCGGCTTGTGGCAACGCCTACGATCTAATAGTAAATAAAAAAGTTATACATAATGCTACTGCTACTTTTACGGATCAAGTATTAAGCGCAGCACAAAAGACTACGGATAGCGGTTGGAGATTATCTAAAGGTAGATCTAAAAGAAAAATAGACGGAGCTATAGCTATGGTAATTATGTTAGATCGAATAACGGCACCAATAACAGAAGTAGAGCCACCGGTAGCTATAATAAACTTATGAAAACTAAAGAAATTATGACAACAGTAACCGAAGTTATAGGAGCCGGCCTTATAATTTACGGTGTATATACGTTTAGTATCGGCTTATCTTTTGTAGTAGCCGGTATGTTTTTAATAGTAGGAAGTTATTTAACAAGTAGATGAGTTTTTTTAATCGAGAAAAAAGGGACGCAGCTTTAGGAAATTTAGCCGATTTATTATCTTTACGGGAGGGTGGCCTTTATAACTTTACCGGCGAAAAAGTAAACGAAAAAAGCGCCCTAGGAATAAGCGCAGTATTAAGCGCAATATCACTAATTGCAGATAGTATAAGTATTTTACCGATTAAAACAATTAGATACGACGCAGGTAAGAAGATCTATACAGAAAAACCAAAAGTATTTGAAAAACCTAACGTAAATCAAACTATATTCGAGGTTATACACCAAACTATTACAAGTTTATTAATGCACGGAAACGCTTTTTTACTTGTAGATAAAGATAGGCAGGGTAGGCCAATAGCAATTACACCTATACATAGTGATAGAGTTACCGTAGAAATGCACGGAGGAATTAAAACTTATGTAATTGGTACTAAGAACTCTAAGAGATCTTTAACCGATGAAAATATGATCCATTTTAAATGGTTTAGTTATCCGGGACAACTTATAGGCGTAAGCCCGCTAAGAGTTAACGGCAATATGTACGGTTTAGCCCTAGCTATGGAAAGGCACATCGCACAATTTTACGGGCAGGGTGGTACACCAAGTAGTATACTTGAAACCGATAGAGATTTAACAAGCGAGCAAGCTAAATACTTGCAAGAAAATTGGATTATTAATCATAATAGAAATAGAAAACCGGCCGTATTAACCGGTGGTTTGAAATGGAAGTCTATTAGTGCAGGAGCAGGCGACGAATTAATACAAGCTAGAGATCAAATAGTTAATGAAGTTGCAAGAATATTTAGAGTACCGGCTCACTTGATCCTAAGTAAAGACGGATCTAATGTTTACTCGAACATAGAGAGCAACGGATTAGCTTTTATTAGACATACTTTACTACCTTATATAAGAAGAATTGAAGACGGATTAACTACACTTCTACCGGGAAAACAACAAGTAAGACTAGATACAGAAGAATACGCTAGAGGAGATCTATTTAGTAGAGTTAGAACTTATCAAGTAGCTATATCTAGTGGACTTATGACACCTAACGAGGCTAGATCAAGATTAGATCTAGAGCCATACGAGGGTGGAGATAACTTCTACCTAGGATTACAGGGAGCCGCAGTTGATCCAACTATATCTCCACTAGGTAAAGATGAACACGACCCGAAAGTTATATTAAACGATCCAAATAATTTAGAAAATGATTAGTCAAAACTATACAATAAGTACAACAACTGCTACAAAAATATTAGATAGTCAAAACTTCGAGCAGCATATTTATATACACAATAACCACTCTAATAAAATGTATTTAGGCGGTAGTGATGTAACATCTACTAACGGTTTACACCTAGATAATGGAGAACTTATAGAGTTAAGAATACCGCAAGATAACGAACTCTACGCAATAAGCGAGGGTACGACGGGTATTTTAGTAGTACTAAGACCAAGATAATGCCTTATTATATTTCGATGACGCACCCGGATTGTAAAGACGGACACGCAGTAGTAAAAGAAGAAAACGACGAGTTAATTACTTGCCATAAGACCCACGAAGAGGCGGAAAAACACCTAACCGCACTTAATATAGCTATGAGTGAGGAAGAAGAATACAATAACGTACAAGATCTAGAGGAAAGAGCGGTAGATCTATCCGCTCCGCAATTTATGATCGTAAATATGCAACGAGGATTAGATAATTTAGATAGAGCAGGCGACGGACTAACACCTAAAACAATTAGGGACGCTAGATCTATTGTTAGTAGTGGTAAAGTAAGCCCGGCAAAAGTTTCATTAATGGGCGCTTGGCACGCTAGGCACCTTAGCGATCTAGATAGAGAGAAGAGTAACCCTAAAGATCCGGCAACTTGGAGAGGGAGCGATGTAGCTTTTTTATTGTGGGGATCTAACCCGTGGACTAACCCGGATCAAGCGGGAGAGTGGGCAAGAAGAAAACTAGATCAACTTAAAGACGAAGAGGGTAGAGTATCTAATTTTTATGACATAGATAATAATTCTATGTCAACAACGATTAATATGTTAAATAATAAGGTTAGGATTAATAACGTGAATAAAGAAAAAGAGAGCCGATCTTTTGGCTTAGCTAACGTAGAAATAAGAGAAAATAAAGACGGGGAAATATCCTATAACTTTAGTGGTTATGCAAGTGTATTTAATAAACCGTATGGAGTAAGAGATAGTAAAGGTACCTACACCGAAACAATTAAACCGGGAGCCTTTAAGAAAACTCTACAAGAACAAGACGACGTAAGATTTTTAGTAAACCACGACGGAATACCTTTAGCTAGATCTAGTAGCGGCACTTTAAGACTTGAAGAAGATGACTACGGATTATTTGTCGAGGCTAGTTTAGATCCTAATAACCCAACAGTTGCAGAAGTTGCCTCCGCTATGAAGAGAGGCGATCTAAACGAAATGTCTTTCGCTTTCGCAGCAGTTAGGGACGATTTCAACGGAGAAACTAGAGAAGTACAAGAAGTAAGGTTATTCGATGTTAGCGTAGTAACATACCCGGCAAATAGTTGGGCAGGAGCAACATTAAGAGGATTAGATATAAGCGAGTACCAAAAAGAATTAATAGAGGCTCGTAGCGGAGATAAAGCCGTAGAAGTTTTAGAGCAAATAATCAACAAACTACAAGATAGTAGCGAAGAAGATAAGCGCTCTAAAAATAAACCGGAATTAGAGATCTTAAAAATTAAGATGAAAAAAGACGGTTTATTATAAGACGTTACGCCGGATAATCTATCCACCTAACGCAGTAAGTATAAGTATAAGTAATAGCAACTTTAAGGATATTAAATTGAAAAAATTAATAGAAGAAAGGGACGCTAAATCGGCAGAACTTAACGAACTCGTTGAGGAAATGGACGCTATGGATAAAGGCGAAGAGTTAGACGCTAAAATTGAAAGATCTAACGAGCTTTTAGTAGAGATCAAAGACTTAAACGAGAAGATCGAAAAAGACGCAGATTTAAGAAAGACCCTAAAACAAGTTGAAGAAAGCAGAAAGTCTTTAAATATTAAAGATGAAGATATTAGCGAAACTCGTATGGAAGTGAAAGAGCCGGATATGTACCGTAAAGGTGGCGAACACTCTTTCTTCGCAGATATGTATAAAGCTAAATTCAACAACGATTACTCGGCTAGCAAAAGACTAGCAGAACACCAAGAAGTTTCTAAAAGAGATGTCGGTACCGGAGCTTTTACCGGTTTAGTCGTACCTCAATATATGGTAGAAGATTACGCACCACTCGCAAGAGCAGGAGCTAACTTCTATAATGCAGTACCTAAAAAAGAATTACCGGCTTTCGGAAATAAAATAGAAATTTCTAGAATTACTACGGGATCCGCAGCAGCAGAACAAGCAAGCGAAAACTCCGCAGTACAAGAAACCAATATGGACGATACTTTATTGACCGTTAACGTTGATACAGTAGCAGGCCAACAAGACGTATCTAAGCAAGCTCTAGATAGAGGAGGCCAACCGGGTTTCTCTATGGAAGAAATTATTTTCCAAGATCTAGCAGCAGCTTATTACACAAAGTTAGATAACTTATTGTTAAACGGCTCCGGATCTTCCGGACAACCACTCGGTTTAACTTCTGTAAGCGGCGTAAATAGCGTAACATATACAGACGCTAGCCCTACAGTTGGCGAGTTAATGCCTAAATTAGCAGACGCTATACAACAAGTTAACTCTAATCGTTTCGCTCCGGCAACTGCGATTATTATGCACCCTAGACGTTGGGGCTTTTTGACCGCAGGGCTTGATAGCTCAAATAGACCACTAGTTTTACCTAGTGGAAATGCACCGCAAAACGCTTATGGCGTTGGCGACGCAGCGAAATACGGAATAGTTGGAAACCTTTTAGGTATTCCGGTTATTACCGACGCTAATGTAGCTACAAACTTCGGTACAGGAACTAACGAAGACGAGATCTATATTGTGAGAGCAGAAGATCACATACTCTTCGAGCAAGATATGTTTACTGCTAAGTTTGAAGAAACTAACGCAGGATCTTTAACAACTAAATTAGTTGTTTATGGATATGTTGCTTTCGCTAGCGGTAGATACCCAAGTGGTATTTCCGTAATTGGCGGAACAGGATTGGTAACACCAACCTTTTAATTAAATAATTCGTAACCGGGGGACGTGCAAACGCTCCCCGGAAACGATTAAGGAATAAGATTTTATGAGTAAAGAAAAAATAGAGGCTTTAAAAAAAGAATTAAAACACTACGAGATTTATAAAAAAGCAGATAGAGCCGAGCAAGTTAAAAAAGAAATTGAAAAACTTGGCGGTAAGATTGAGAATAAAGCTGCTAAACCTAAAGCCGAAAAAAAAGTCGTAAAAAGTAAGTAGGCCTAACTAATGGCTATTACTAACGGGTACATAACCCAAAACGATCTAAAGGCTTTTGTAGGGATCCCGGCTAGTGATACGGCCGACGATGACTTATTAGATAACGCAATTAATGGCGCTAGTCGTCAAATAGATAGCTTTTGTGGACGAAAATTTTACGCCGACGGATCTACAAGCGCTAGAGAATACTTCACTAATGATTTTTACAAACTATACGTAGATGATATATCTACTGCTACCGGATTAGTTGTTAAATATGATAATGACGACGACGGTACTTATGAAACCACCGTACCTAGTACAGAATATAAATTATTACCTATAAATGGAGTAGTTGGAGGTATTGAGGGTAGCCCTTATTACGTGATCCAACTTAATAGCGACGGATCCTATGAGTGGCCTTTATCAAACACTTCTAATAGACCATACGCAGAAATTACCGCTAATTGGGGTTATGCAACTACACCGGAGCCAATTAAATACGCTTGTAAGATGTTAGCTAGCGAGTTATTCGCTATGCGTAACGCACCTTTAGGAGTAGCAGGCGTTGGAGATTTCGGCGTAGTTAACGTACAACAAAACAGAGAGGTAACTAGATTATTACTACCGTATCGTAAAGCTAGCGTACTAGGAATAGCTTAATGGCTAGCTTACAAGAATTAAGGGACGGTATTAAAACCACCCTAACCGATAATATTGACGGTTTAAGAGTTTATGATGTTGTACCGGATTACTCAATTAACTTTCCGGTAGCAATAGTATTACCAACATCGATCCAATTTAATATAGCTATGCAACGTGGCACGGATCTATACAGTTTTGATATTTTAGTAGCAGTACAACGAGCCGAGAGTAGAACGGCACAAGATAAACTCGACGAATATATAACAGGCGCCGGGAGTAAGTCTATAAGACAAGCTATATTTAATAATAAGACACTAGGTTTAGAGAATACCGACGCAACTATTACCGGGGTAAGTAATTACGCCGCCGATGTCAACCTAAACGGTACCGACGCAATAGGAGCTAATATAAGCCTAGAAGTTTATACAAAAGGAACTAGCTAAATGCCAAAATTTAAAATTGTAGGAAATAAAAAAGTAGACGGTAAAGAGCCGGGTAGCATAATCGAGATTAAGGATCTAGATAAAATTTTAACCTTATCTAAAGCAGGCCATATAGCCGCAGTAGATAAAAAAGAAGATAAAAAGAAGATCAAAAAAGTTATAGATCATAAAGCAGAAGAGGTAGATAATGGCTAAGTATGTATTTACCGACGGTAAATTATTTATTGGTGGTTACGATTTAAGCTCTCATACCAACGCAGTAACTTTAGATATTACGGCCGATGAGCTTGATGTTACAACTATTAATAGTGGTGGATTTAGGGAAAGAATAGGCGGCCTTAAAGATAGCAGTTTGAGTATCGACGGTTTTTTCGAGGCAGGCACAGAAAAACCGGACGCTTTATTAGGAGCTAATGTAGGTAACGAGTTAATCGTTACAGTTGTACCGGACGCAGGAGTAGGAAATATAGCTTACTTCTTAAAGTCAAAACTATTTAGTTATCAAATATTTGGAGGTATTGGAGAGATCGCACCGTTTAATATTTCTAAATCAAATAGCACCGATAAAGTTGTTAGGGGTACTATTGATATAGATAGCGCAATAACCGCTACCGGAAATAGTACAGGTGTACAATTAGGCGCCGTAGCCTCCACCGAAACAATATACGCCGCCGTACATTGTACAGGAGTTAGCGGAACGAGTACCCCTACTATTACAATAACACTAGAGAGCGA